CTCTTCTGTCAAGTCTAAACCTTGCTCATTCTTGATAGTAATGAAGTTAAAGTGCATCCTCACATCGTCTTCAGATTTCTCTTCCATCCGAATGTTGTCATATTGGAACATGACCCCAGCGTAGTCACCTTCCAATATTTCAATGCACATCAAGTCCTTATGAAACGCTTCCTTATTTTCAACGACATTAAACTTCGGCAAGTTCATTTTCTTCCTCTACTACTTCATCTTCATCATCACGACCATACATAAACTCTTTGTTTGCCGCTTGTTCTAGTTGAGCCATAATCTCATCAGTGAAATACTCTTCTGGATTCTCGTTGATTGCTTTACCAAATACTTTGCGACCATCTGGTAGTTCGTAACGAGTTGATACCTTTTTGATGATATCATACTTTTCAGCAAGTTCTAACAAGCCATAGTATCTGTCTAGACCTGTATCATAGGACAGTTTCACTTCCACTTTCTTATTCTCTTTAGTAAAGCGAGACTTGTGCATAGTGACCTTGATGATATTACCAACAACATCAGTACCGTCTTTGTCCTTCTTCTTACCAAGCATAGCAATGGATGAAGCGGCATACTTCAAGCCTGACCCACCAGAGATTTCTTTGGTAGGTATGTAAGCACCAACCACATCATAGACATGATTAGTTACAAGCAGAGGCACATTCGCTTTTGCAAGTTTCAGAGATAGAACACGAAAAGTACCACGCAACAGTTGTGCTTTTGTCATGTCTCTTGCTTGCTTACCAGAAGCAGTATCTTCCAGTTCTTTTACAGATGATAACATACCAAGTGAATCAAGCACCATCATCATAGGTGGTTGTTCACTGCTATCATTGTATGAGTCTAGCATACGAACAGCATTGGTACGAAACTCTTCAATAGACTGAGGTTCACTGATAACTACACGGTCAACATCAATACCTCTTGTGGTCATCATATTCTTAGTGACAGCGGCTTCTGTATCAAAGTAGATAACACCACCATCAGGATTATCATCAAGAAACTGTTTGATAACACCTAGAACGAAAAAGGTCTTCCCAGTTGCACTTTCACCAGCGAATGCTACAATCTTATTATTAGGCACACCACCATACAGACTACCAGACATAGCCGCATTGAGAATGTATGAACCTGTATCAATAGTGCCAGAAAACTCTGAACTATTCTCACCACTGCTGGCTACATGAGTGTTATCAATACCAGCGATTACATTATTAAGGAAACTCATCCGTTATATACTCCATCAAGTTTATCACTAAATTCTTCAATCTTCGCCATGCGTGTAGCACCTGGCCAATAGATATAATCCTTATCAGGATTTGCGGCTAGGTTGTTTAGCAATGGTTTAATCATGTTGTAGAGAGTATCGCATTTTTCTTGCACTTTGTCAAGCCCTTCCGTGGTCGATGCGACAGTTTCTTTTGCTTGCTGAACGACAGCAAGTTCTTCTTCTGTGACGGCTGTGAAACCGAAATCGAAATCAGACATTTTTTATTCCTTCCTTATTTCCAGAAATCTTCTAGCGTCATCACTTTCTCAGTCTTCCATCCAATGACATCAAGGATAACCTTCAAAGGCTCAGTGAACGCTTTAGCGAACTGTAGTTCATAGTCGATGAACTTTTCAAGTCCAAACTCAGGTGGGAGATTGTTGATGATTGAGATGACATTCTGTCCAGTGCCATTCGGCTCTTTGAGATAACAGAACTTAATCTTCTCGCCATCTTTGATAGTCGGATACTTCTTCTCCAGTCCGTTCTGACGAATGAGATGATTGTATAGCAGTCCACCTCTTACATGGATAGGTGTTCCTTTTGCTAGAACGAGGTTGTCTTTATCCCTACTATCATATTTATTCAAATCAGACAGTGTGCGAGGGAAAGCAATGTCCTCAAACGGTAGAGACTTGAACTGCTCTTTGAAGTCGGCGATGAACTTCTGAACAGTCTCTTCATCCTTGTTCAGAGTAATCTCAATCGCTTCCTTCAGAGCGTCACGACAAGACGCAGGCGTTGAAGACTTGACAGTTTCGATACCCATCATCTTTAGTTTAGGTGTGGAGAAACGAACACCCTCACTATCGTGAACATTCAGCATATATCGCTTCTTAGCAGTCCATATACCCTTGTCAGCAATCACCTCACGCTTCATGAACATCTTCTGCTCATAAGCATTCATAGTTTTAGCAAGGTCCTCGTAAGCACTATCAATAAACGGTTCAATCTTTTCTGTCGCCACTCTGTCAAGGAAAGATACCACTCGTTCGGCTGATACCTCACTTTGACTTTTCTCCAATCCCTCTCCTTTTTCAAACACCTTATCAACAAGTTTGTCAAAAGTAATGTATACTGAGTCCGTATCGGAAGCAATGACATAATCTTCTCCATCAGTTTCTAACAGTTTGTTTAGGTATTCATTCAAGCGTTTCTCAATCCACCGAATAGACAACTGACCAGACAGTGTGATAGATTCCGCTTGTCGTACATCAAAGAACCGAAAGTATTGATTACCAAGCGCACCATAAGCAGAGTTCAACTGAACTTTCTTGGCCATTTGCAAGTTCTTATACTTGGATATCTTCTTCACCAGTTCATTCGATTTAGATTTCTGAAGTTCTTTCTCCGCTTCAATCATCTGTTTCTTATATAGAGAACGCTCATCATACATTGTCTGCATCATCTCAGGAAGGAAGCCTTGAAAGGTTCGGTTATAATAGTGTCCATTTGCAGTCAACACCATGTCTTTTGGACACTCTGGTGTCTCACCAGCAATCAGTTTGTCAACAGATATCTGTGCAAACTTACCCTCAACGAAAGTGTCAGGCGAGATATTGTATTGCATAATCAGGTGTGGATACAGCGAGTTCAAGTCAAACGACACCACCCATTTGTGTTGACCTACTTGCGGGTCTTTGACATAAGCACCAGCATACGCTTGCGTCTTGATGCTAGACTTCTTTGGTGGTATCACCATCTTCTTCTTTAGAAGATAGTTGTGAATGAGAACATCCCACAGACGCACCTGTGTAAACACATCGTTGTAGTTCACCTTTGCATCATATGCGATAGCGAGAGCCATCTCAATCAGTTTCATCTTGTCATCAATACGCTCGACAAGTTCCACATCCTTGATGTTATAGTCAATGAACTTCTGATAGTCAGTTCGATACAACTCATGCAGTGTTCCAACCTCAGAGTAGTCGAGTTTCTTCTCACCAATCTCCACATGAGCGATATGGTCAAGTCGATAGGATTCTTGTTGTGAGTATGTGAACTTACGATAGAGTTCAAGATAGTCGAGGATAGAGACACCAGCGAGTTCATAGCACTCTTGTTGTCTGTTCCATTGTTGTATCTGTCGATAGTTCAGACTACGATGCGGAGACATCCTTTGAGCCATCTTCTCATCGAACAGACGAGTGATACGATTGACAAGGTAGGGAATATCAAAGAAGCGAACATTCCAACCAGTGACGATATCAGCATCAAGTTTTTCCCACAAGTCAAGGAACTTCATAATCAATCTGTCTTCAGTCTGACAGTTGAGATAGCGAACATCATCTCTGGTATTGTGATACTCGCCAACACCAAGCACGAACACCTTACCATTCATCTTCACAGTGATAGCAGTGATAGGTTGTTTAGCATCAGACGGCTCTGGAAACCCTTCCTCAGAACCAACCTCAATGTCAATGTTAGCAACACGAATGTGTTCGATATCGTAATCGTTACCATACTGCTCATTCAGACAAGCATACTCATACAGGTTTGAACCATAGACGGTAAACCCATCGACATCAGCATATCGCTTGACAAAATCTCTCGCTTCACGAATAGAGCCTTGGACGACTGGCTCAACAGATTGTCTATAGACAGTCTTCCAATCACTCTCTCGCTTGCTTGCAAGATAGAATGTTGGGGAGTATGGTATCTTGTCTACAAAGCGAACACCGTTGTCGTATCCACGAATGTAGACAAGATTACCTCTTGTGTATGTGTTTGTATAGAATCGCATGATGTAAATATATCACAGGTCGTCAAGTATGTCAAGTGTTATTGTAGAGGAATTAGCCCCTGTTCTACCAAATAACCATCATCTCCAATTGCCTGCTCAGACATAAACGCATCGACAAAATCTTGAATGCCTGGAATGACACCAATATGCTCTTTCTTTACATAGAAGAATAGAGGCCGTGATACTGTATAAGAGCCGTCTGCAATAGTGTCAAAAGTAGGCTCTACACCATTAATGAATGATGCTTGAACTTTGTCAACATTCTGGTCGAGAAAAGAAAAACCAAACACACCAAATCTCTTTGGCTCACTGACAAGTTTCTCAATGATTAGATTATCATTCTCTCCCATTTGCACTACATGAATATCTGTGCGAGTAGCAGTGCAGTGTGCTTTGTATTCTTTCTTACTCATTTTGAGTTCTTTTTTACAATAGTCATGCATAATGAGTTCTACAAAGGCATCTCTTGTTCCAGATGTTGTTGGTGGAATCATTACATCAATTCTATAATCTGGAAGTGATGGATTAATCTCATTCCACTTTGTATATGGATTGTCTACCCATTCACCGTTGATTAAAACTTTTTCAGAGACAGCATTGAAGATATCACTTTTTGTGAAACTTACTTTCTCACCCTCTCTAGAATTTGAGAATGTAATACCATCATAACCAATAAGGTATTCGATTGGTGTTACACCATT